GACGATATACCTTTTTAATTATGGTAAACCCAAGATATAGACCCTTTAATGGTAATTCTAGAAAGCCTATTAAAAAACAGGCTGAAGTAATATTAAGTGAAACAAAGACAGATTTTGTATACCCTGCAAAGGAAAAATATATTGGATCACACATTAAAAGTGATTTAGCAGGTGCGCCTGTTTCAAATGAAAGTTATGAGAAGTATTATAAAGATTTAATTTAATGGATTTAGAAAACGTAATCTATAAACTTCAAAGAAATTTAGATAAAAGAATACACCAATTAGCAATCTCGGTAACGTCCGGAGGGGTTGACAGTATGGAAACATACAAGTATATAATAGGACAAATAAATGCCTTAGAGGCAACTAAACAGGAAATCTCTAACCTGCTTAATGAGAAGGAGCAAAATGAAGGAACAGTCGTCGACATCAACACAAAAAATCCAGTTACCAAATAAGGATTTAGTCGGTTTAAAGAGATCAGAAGAACAAAAAGAAGTCACAAAAGAAAAAACAAAATTACCCAAACCTACTGGTTGGAGAATGCTAGTTTTACCATTTAGAATGGATGAAAAAACTAAAGGCGGAATCTTACTAGGGGGTGAAACTATAGATCGACAACAGGTTGCATCGCAATGCGGAAATGTAATTGCAATGGGAGATGCTTGTTATAGGGATAAAGAGAGATATCCAAACGGTCCGTGGTGCAAGGTTGGTGATTGGGTGGTCTTTGCACGTTATGCAGGATCACGAATAGAAATTGAAGGTGGAGAAGTTCGTCTTTTAAATGAAGATGAAATACTAGCAACCGTTCAGGATCCAACAGATATCCTGCACAAATACTAACATAGGAAGGAACTATGCCAGAGGAAAATAAAATAAAACAAGAAAAACCAAAAGTAGAGTTAGATACTTCAGGACCTGAAGTCGATGTAACTTTACCAGAGGAAGTAAAAGAAGAAGTAATAGAAACCAAGGAAGAAGAAACAGTAAAAGAAGTTAAAGAAGAAGAAGTAAAAGAAGAAGTAAAAGAAGATGATTCTAAGTTAGAGGAATACAGTAAAGGTGTTCAATCACGTATTGCTAAACTCACAAGAAAAATGAGAGAAGCAGAACGTAGAGAAGGCGCTGCTGTTGAATATGCTCAAGCTTTAGAATCTCAAAGAAAAGAAGATCAGAATACATTTAAAAAAATGGATACTGATTATTGGTCTAGATTTGAGAAAAATGTAAAAACAGGAATGGAGTCTGCTCAAAAAGAATTAGCAGGCGCTATTGAATCTGGAGATGCAGCAGCTCAAGTTGAAGCTAATAAACGGATTGCAACATTAGCCTTTGATAATGCTAAATTAGAGCAAGCCAAAGCAAATAAACCAGTTGCACAGGAACCTGCGCAACTATCAGATGGTGGAAGATTACCACAGCAAACTCCGCAAAGTTTACCGGAACCTGATCCTCAAGCAGAAGCTTGGGCTAGTAAAAATACATGGTTTGGCAAAGATCGAGCCATGACCTTTACTGCCTTTGAAATTCACAAGGATCTTGTAAATGAAGGATTCGACCCTAAATCGGACGACTATTATTCTGAAGTTAATAAAAGAATAAAAGTTGACTTTCCTCACAAATTTGCTAAAGGTGGTGATGTAGAGCAAACGTCCAAGACCAATCAGTTGGTTGCTTCAGCTCAGAGAAGTGTAAGACCTGGACGCAAAACTGTGAGACTCACATCTTCACAGGTAGCAATAGCTAAAAAATTAGGTGTGCCACTCGAAGACTATGCAAAACAATTAAAACTCACGGAAGGAGCATAAGCATATGAAAAAAGAAACAAAAGAAACTTCTCGTGCGAGTCAAACACGGTCAAATACTGAAAGACCAAAAGTGTGGACTCCTCCATCTTCTCTAGATGCACCCCCTGCACCTGATGGATTCAGGCACAGATGGATACGGGCAGAGAGTTTAGGATTTCAAGATTCTAAAAATATCTCTGGAAGATTAAGATCTGGTTATGAATTGGTGAGAGCCGATGAATATAAAGATCAAGATTATCCTGTAGTCACTGAAGGAAAATACAAGGGGATTATCGGGGTTGGTGGCCTTGTACTCGCAAGGGTACCCGAAGAAATTGCGAAGTCTCGGACTGAATATTTTGCTAAACAAGCAGAAGGTCAGAACGAAGCGGTTGAAAACGATTTAATGAGGGAAGAGCATAAGAGTATGCCTATTGACGTAAGCAGGCAGTCTCGCGTAACCTTCGGTGGTACAAAGAAATAATATTTCTTAAACTATCGATTTAAATCAACCCGTTTACATTTATGTAAACATTAAGGAGTAATAACATGGCTAATAGAAACTCAGCCGGGTTTGGGTTTAGACCAAGTGGAACGTTAGGTAATACACCTGCGACTCAAGGTCTTTCTCAATACTGGATTGATGCCGGTGCTACTGTTGATCTTTTTAACGGTATGGCGATGAAATCGTCAGGCGGTTATATGATCACTGGTGAAAGTGCAACTACAGTTACGACTATAGGTGTTCTTTACGGTATCTACTATACAGCAGCGTCTACTTTGAAGCCTACATGGGCACATTGGTACGATGCAACAATTACTCCAGCAAACAGTGAAGACACACAAGCGTTTGTTAATGATTATCCTTTCCAGAAGTATACTATAGCTTCAGATGCAGCAGTAGCTAGTTCAGTTCCTGCAGCACACGTGAAGTTTATGGAAACTTTCTCCGTGTATGCAAATACAGGTGGAAGCACTTCAACAGGTAAATCAACAACGACTCTTGACATCGGAGCAACGAATGCAACAACACACTCTTGGAGATTACTAAGAAGTGCTGAGGAAGTTGAAAACAACGACCTTACAGCAGCTTATTGTTCTCTAGAAGTTGTTCAGAACTTGTCCGAATTTGTCGGAACTGGAACATAATAGGAGCATAATAACATGGCTATATCACGAGCACAGCTAGTGAAAGAACTAGAACCAGGTTTGAATGCACTATTCGGCCTGGAGTACAAACAGTATGAAAATCAGCACGCTGAAATTTATACAACAGAATCATCTGACAGAGCTTTCGAAGAGGAAGTAATGTTAAGTGGTTTTGCAAACGCAAACGTTAAAGTGGAAGGATCAGGCGTAGCATACGATGAAGCGCAAGAAACTTACACTGCACGTTACACACACGACACTATTGCTTTAGCATTCTCAATAACTGAAGAAGCTATTGAGGACAATTTGTATGACAGACTTGCGTCTAGATATACAAAAGCTTTAGCAAGATCTATGTCTAATGCGAAACAAGTAAAAGCAGTAACACCTTTGATTCAAGGTCTTCCTTCAACGGATAATTTTGATTCTGGTGATGCGGTTTCTCTATTTTCAACTAACCACCCAACGGTTAGCGGAACAGTAGTTAAAAATACTTTAACAACGCAAGCAGACTTAAACGAAACATCTTTAGAGCAAGCATTGATTGACATTGCTGGCATGACGGATGAACGTGGAATAAGAGTCGCAGCAAGAGGAATGAAAATGGTCATTCCTTCAGCTAATCAGTTCAATGCTGAGAGATTGATGAAATCTCCAGGCAGAACTGGAACAGCAGATAATGATATCAACGCTGTAGCATCAATGGGAATGGTTCCTCAAGGTTATAGAGTGAACAATTTCTTAACTGATACAGATAGTTGGTACATCATTACTGATGTCCCTAACGGTATGAAAATGTTCCAAAGAGCAGCTTTAAAAACTGCTATGGAAGGTGATTTCGATACTGGCAACGTTAGATACAAAGCTAGAGAAAGATACTCGTTTGGAGTATCCGACTATAGAGGTATCTTCGGTGTAGAGGGTGCGTAATCCAAAATAAATTTGTGGCGGAACACAGTTCCGCCACATTTCACAAATAAGGTAAGAAATGCTTAAAAAACTCCTAGTAAAAATATGGGCTTATGATTATCACGCTAAATTTGAAGTTTTAGCGGAGGATAATCGTGAATCTATTGAACAAGCTATCCTTGACAAATTAGGAGAAAAGAGTATAAAATGGGAATCAACGGGAATGTTTCGAGATACCCGTAGAATAACCTATGAGGAGGTTAGTCATGACCGAAGACCTGTACAAACAAAAACGGTCCTTGGAGTTAGGGTGGCAGTATGAGTATAATCAACACGGAAAATATACTCTTAATATGGTCGAAATTGATGAGAAAATTAAAAGTATCATCACTGAGATCAAAGCTGAAGAGTTCAAAATTGCTGATAGAGAAAACAAAATCAGTGATTCAGCTGCCCAAGTTTCTGTGGCAACTTAGATAAACGCCACATCGCTGAAAACGTACTTTTATGCAGGGATCCCTTGCACTCTACTCAAATTTCATATATATTTTATTCACTATACAAATTTTAAAAAATTAAATGTAGACGCGTATAGTCGACTATCCCCTAGGGACTACATTTAAATATTCTAGGAGGAATATTATGGCAAACACAACTTTTTCGGGACCCGTAAGATCGGAGAACGGATTTAAATTAACAAGCAAAACTGCATCAACTGGTGTAGTGCATGACAGAACTTTTGGTACGACTGCAAAGGATGCAAGAAGATATTATTTAGAAGAATACTTCTCAAAAAAACCAGGTCTTAATGCGGTTGCTATTATAGACCCTGATGCAGATTCAGCTTCTGATTTGGCAGCATTCGTTATTGCTAACAAAGACTTTGAAACATTGGGTACTAACATGACAACGGCTTTGACTACTTTTCCAGGAACTCAAGCAGGAATCTTAATGACAACTGCTGGTGCGGATGCGGATCAGTCAATTCTTTTACCACATTTGGACACAAACCAATCAGCTTGGTCTAAAGTTCTATGGGGTACTGAGAATCAGGTTGAATGGGAATGTTCAATTTCATTACCTGCACTTGATAACCAAAAAGTTTGGGCTGGTTTAAAATTGACTAATGATCAATTGCCTGAAACGGATGCGGACCAAGCATATTTCTATTATGCAACTGACGCAACGGCTGGGCAAGCATTGTCAACTTTTACACCGTGGTATTTTATTCAGTCTGTTAATGGTACTGACTATCTAACTAATTTAGGTATTACAGTAGCAGCGGACACGCCTTATCATTTCAAAATTGCGGTTGATAGCGATAGAAAAACATCCATTTTTGTAAATGGTGTGCAATACAGTGCAACAACAACTGCTCAAGGTTCTGCCTTGTCTGGTAGCACTGAAGCGACTGGAACAACTCAAGCAACTATTGCGGAAAGTTATTCAGCTACAAACGCGAACACTCAAAAAGGTCCAGCATTGAAAAACGATGTTGATTTAATTCCATATGTTGGAATTGAAGCGGGTGCGGCAGCAGCTGAAGCAGTAAACGTACACTACACATCAATAAGTAGACACGTTTTTGAATAATAA